GTTTTAAAGAGGTCTCCAAGCCTTGCCGCTAAAGTTACGCGGTAATCGTCCGTTAACTCTCGGAAGACCTCTTCGTAGGGTCCAATGCATCCACATTGTCTCCATATCCTGCTGCTTCAATAATTGCTACAGCGGCTGATTCAACATGTGGTTCAAGACCAAAGAAAGCCAAAACACAATCAGGGTGTGGACGATTCGTATTTGTCATAGCCATGATTTCTGGTGAAGCAAAAGTAAGTTCAACACCATTGTCATCAGTAACGATTTCGTCATTAACAAGAATACCTGTTGTCGTAGCGGCAATTAGGTTTGTTGAGAAACGCATAGTGTCCATGCCACCCTTACGCTCTTCGCCAGCATTCCTACGCCATGACTTAAGTTGGTTCTGTGAGATGTTCGGTGAAACACGAATCATCACACCCGGTCGCTCTGGAATGGCAATGTGCACATCTCCACGGCGAACTTTATCTTGAACGAGTTTTTTCAAACTCTCCAAAACATTGCCTTCGCTCTTTGGATCGTCTATTGTACTGCGAGCAGATACCGCTGAATTATCTCGGTAAGAGTCGTCTGAACTAAATTGAATGTTGGTCATAGGCGAAACACTAACACGCCTAAAGCACCGAAAATGTAACCCCTAAACTAGGAGTATCAGGCGATTGGTGCGTTACCAACAGAGACGGTAGCAACACTGAATGTCAGTGTGAACGTCGCTGGTGTACCCGAGGTTGCGTCGCCGTCTGGCTCAGTTAAACCCACAAGCAAAGCCTTTGTGTACTGGCGGTCAGAACCCGGCACAGCAATATCGCAGTCAAAAACATGGACATCAATGTCGTAGCGAACGCGACCAACAACTTGGCGCAATTGCTGAATCTTTGACATAAACGCCGCGTCAGTTGACACATAGCCAGTGAGGGTGATGTCGCCAATTTCCATTGGTGCACAAAGGGTCTCGGAGAACAAGTCGCCACCGTGGTAAACCTTCTCTACGGATGCGGTGATTTCTCCGCCAGCAATCTGCGTGAAGTAGTCAGGGAAAGTCGGCAAACCAGTAGTACCTTGCGATGGCGTGATCTTGCCAACGATTTGGCGCTGTGTAGCGAGATTCTTAAACAATGTTGGACGAGCCATTTATTCCTCCGTTATGCCAAAGCAGTTGTTAGATTTGACTTGATGAGATCTACTTCAATCTTGTCACCGATGCTTGAAACACGAACACCAACTCGCGCTGTAACTGTTCCTGCTTCAAGATTGGATACTGGGTTGATAGAAGAATCGCATTTGATTGTGTAACCGTAGTCAATACGGCGACCGTCTGTTGCGAAGCCTTCGTAGAAACCACCGTTAATGCGAATTGGTTCAACAACCGATTGAACTGCGTTGATGATGTTCGCAAAAAGTGTGCTACGACCATCAATTGTTGAGAACACAAGATCCTCAAGACGCTTGCTTGTTTCGGTCGTAATGTAGTTGACCGTGTCGCGTGCAGTAATAAAACGCCACTGCGTTGTATTACTTGAGTGCGAACGAGCACCGTAGATACGAACACGACCGTTTACCAAACGCAATGGGTTCACATAAGAAGCGTCCATCAGGTCTGCTTCTGCGCGACTCACCACAAGGGAAAGACCCGAGACGAACGACGCTTCAGAAGCAACGCCTGCATAAGCCTTCCATGGACCAACAGCGTTGTGTGTGCGTGAACGAACAGCGGCTACATAAGCCTCTGCTGGAATGTCCACGGTTGCTGTGCCGTTAGGGATTTGAACCCATGGGTGATAGAAAGCCATGAATTCGTGTGAAATTGTTCCTGTGTAAGCAGTTGAAGCCGAACGGGCAGTTTCAAGACTTGCACTAGACGAAAAACCACAAAGAGCAATACGGTTGTATGTTGCGGCATGTGTGCGAAGCGCATCATAAAGTGCTGTGTCGCTAGTGCCAGTTGCAAATCCCGGTGCTGCCACGGAACCTGATCCCATGTCATCAACAAAGAAAGCCAACGAAGCAATCGCATCAGACTTCGCAACAGTTCCGTCAGCACCATTTGATGGCGAAGTAGCAGCGGCGGTTGCTAATACCTGTGTGGCAACTGCTGAAGCGGTTAGTGCCGCCGTGAAGTAGTTTGCTGCTGTTGTGTCTGCGTTTACAGCGTCAATGCACGCTGTAAGGTTTTCGTAACCAGTTCCCGAGAAAACTGTGGAACCGTTGTAGGTGACAAGCAAATCAAATGTTGTGGTGTTGTTTGTTGCTGTGAAAACAAGGCTGTTTGCCCAAACACCTTTACCGATTGCCGTGAAAGTAATTCCAGGACCAGTTGATGTTGCCGTGGTGAGTGCTTTTGTTCCAACGACACCAGCGGATGCTGTTACACGACCAAAGTAAGCCTGAACTCCACCCTCTTCAAAGAAGGTCTTCATTGAATACCAGGAGTACGAACCCGTTACATGGGATCCATACTTGGTTTCAAAATCCTCCAAAGAGGTGATCAGTTGTGCTGCCGTGCTCAATCCTCTTTCGGATGTTCCAACCAGAAAGAATGTTGCTGCTGGTGCGGTTCCAAGATTGGTTGCGCCTGTACGAACTGCGGTTGTAATTGTTACGCCGGGCATCTAGCACCCTCCATTTGAGTTGAAGAAATTTCCGTAAAACGAGTATACATTAATTAAACTGTCTCAACAGAAACATCATTATTTGGTTTGGTTGGTTCTTGCACTTCATTTTTATTTTCTGGCTCATCCACAACAGGTTGATCTTCTGTGTCCAAGGACGATTGGCTGTTTACGGATGATGACTTCTTTTTTTTTGAATTTTCGCTAGCCGATTGTGCGGTAGGGCTTTCTTGCCCGCCAACAACAACTAGGAGACCTTCTTTGATTAGTTCAATTACGGCGTCTGTTTCTTCAACCCATGCGCTGGTTTCGCCTTGGAGAAGGTGCCCTTCTTCAGTTACCTCAAGATACCCTTTTGTTGTATTCCAAATTCGCAGAAGACCTGCTTTGCCTTGGATGTCGTAAATTGGTTCCATTAGTTAAAAACCTTCTGTTGTGCTTCGCATGTTGTATTTTTCAATGTTGTAACCAGTTATTGCCGCAATTTGATCTCGGTAAATAACTTCGTTAAGTATTAAATCATACCCTAAATATGCTCCTGCTAATACACGGTCACCCTTTATGAGGGTTAGATCAGAAAACTCTTCCCTGAGTGATGATTCGTCAATGAAAATGTCGGCTTCGGTGTCACTGTCGTACTGTGTCAGACATGGTTTATCCATGAGGGCTGACCGCAGAACCGTTGTCAACCTATCTCGCAACAATGTAACAGCCTCTGAACCTTCAGTTTTAGCCCAAACGTAGGTACGCATGCTGTATGTGACACGGTAAAGAGGGTCGCCCTGCCTACCCTGCATCATTCTTTCAAAAGGAGAAGTAGATATACACACCGTGATAATTGTCGGCCAGTGATCCAAAGCAATCGGCTCATAAGTTAAAAAGAATTCAGGAGTAGGCAATTCATTGGAATCCAAGTTCCAACCTGAACGGTAACGATTGATTCTGCTCGGCAAGTCAGCAGTCAAATATTGGTTTACATAGTATTTAGCCCATTGAGCGCCATGCATTAAATCAGTGACAGGTACAGTCATGAGTCCACCTTACTCAAAAGCCAAATCGCCAGCCCCAACACCCAACTTGCCATCAGCAACATGGCGAGCCGCAAGCAGAGCAACACGCTCAGCAAAACCAGCAGGCTCATAAACAAGTTTTCGTTTAGGCATCTTCGTTGTTCCATATTGATGGAACTTTGCATATTCAACATCAGTACCAAAAGTTGCTTTTTTCAAACCAATAGAATTTACTCCACCATTTAGGTTTCGCAAAGAATTAAAAAGTTTTCCGCTTCTCACCATGTCTGGTCTGCCGGGAAAATTCGTTGCTTTCCAAGCGGCATACTTAGGACTCAAAGGTGACCATCCGCCTACGGGAAGACCGTTTTGAGCAAAGTTTTGACCATTCATTAAACCAAGTTCTCTTTTAGCCCACCTAAACACTGGCTTAAAATCCATGGAACGCTTTTCCATGTCTTTCATTCTCTTGATCGCTGCTCTGGCATCAATAGTTATTTTGATTTTCAGATCAGACGCCATGGGTTAAGAGACCCTATTTCTGCGCCAACGCTTAACAGAATTCAATTCTTTTTCTAGGAATCCTGTTTCCTGAAGCGCCACTTCTCGTGCGCCCAAATCTTTGATACCAACGACATCATCGTGCATGTTTTGTACTTCACGAGCAGCGGCTCTGAGTATCATAAGTTTGAACATTGGGGTATTACCACCAGTGAGACCAGCGGTGTAAGTAACGGTTATCTTGTCGTTCGCAAAACCAAGATAGAAGTCAATTCCAAATTTTCTTACGGTGTAATCAAAACCCGTTGCAACGACTGTGCCATTTTGGGTAAATGTTCCTGCGGTAAGACCACTTTGAGTTACCGTGAATGTATTGGTTGCAACAGATGTAATAATATTTGATGTGAGGTTCAAAGCAGAAGTGCTTAAGCCAGATACCGTGATGTTTTGCCCAACCGTGAAACCATGGTTGGAAGCCGTATAGGTAACAGTTGAGCCAGAAACTGTTATAGAGGTAATAGAAGCAGACCTTTTAATCGCTTCACCAAGGACACGATTATTCTCGGACATGTTTGTAAGAGTTACGCTTTGCACAGAAATAACTGGTGAATTATTGAAATAAACCGTTGGTGGTGGAGTCCCATAAGTAATAAGACCAACAGGGTCAACATCTGAAGCCTGATAAAAATCATTAAAAATTGTTGAACCCATAGGAAGACCAACATGATCTGATTCAAGGACATAATCTTCTGTGAATGAAGCAACCTCTATTGGTCGGCGAAGATATGTTTCAAGTTCGCTTTGCAAACCATCAATAACAAATTGGGCAGCATCTTCTTGCCTATTAGAAAAACTTATATCCATATAAGTCTTTAGATCAGAAACCGTCACCAAAGCCATCGGCTACCTCCGATTATCGTTGTTGACGACGATTACGGCGTCTCTCAAGAGCGCCAGCGGCTGATCTTGCTACTCGCGCCAATGCTCCACGAATTCCACCACGACGGGTTGCTGAACGAG